GTCTTGGGTGATTCTTTACAAAAGTCGGGGTGAGGATTATCTAACATCTTTCTTTTATCAAAAGTATTATGTATATGTGAGAACACAAGAATCGTTTTCATCGGGTCTAATTGAACAAAAGGAATAGTATAGTTTTTCAAAAAAGCCTTTTCCTCGGCAATTGCCGCATTATCTTCATATCGTGTTATATCTAATAGTTCTCTTTTGAAGGCAAATGTTCCGGCGGTGGCATGGTTGGGTCCATAAGGACCACATTGATACATTTTTTGAATATGTTTGAAAAAAATATAGATTTCACTTGAACCTGCACATAATGCTTCCGGGGCACCCAACAATCGTTCTACTGCATGTTCTACTCTTTCAGGTGGATAATAGTCGTCGTCGTCCATATAGACAATAATACTGCCCTTTGTTTTTGTATGCATAAAATTGCGTTTTTCGCCCAAATTCATTCTTTTTTCCGAATCAAAATATTTTATTTCAGGTATGTCTGCTTTCCATATTAAATCGGATACTTTATCAGTGCCGTCATCAATAATAATCCACTCCATTCTGTTACGAGGATATGTTTGATTACGGAAACATTCAAGCATAACCGGAATAAATGGACGACGATTAAATGTGGGGGTGCATATACTCACAAAAGGGTAAAATTTCCCATCTTTTGGTTTTGATGTATTTTTTTTCATTGGAATAATTGTATTTGTATTTTATTTCTATATTCAAATAGAAATAAAAGTATTTTATTTTTGGTTTTTATATTTTATGAAATGTTTCTAATTTTTTTGTGGCATTACCTAATAAACTATTTGTTAAATTATTTAGAGCACTAGATGCTTTTCCTGATACACTACCCAATAATTTAGTATATTTATCAGATGCATTTTGTGCTAGGTTTTCTGCGGTTCTGGTAACAGGATTGGTAACAGGATTGGTAACAGGATTGGTAACAGGTTCTCCAACTTTTTTGAATTCTTCTAACTGTGGTGACAGAACCTTATTAACAGTTTCAAGATGGTCTTCGCCATATTCATCAATAATTTTTTCCACATTTTCTGCAGTGACAACAATATTATTTTCTTTATTTATAGCACCATATTTATAAAACATATTTCCCAATAATAAAACAACCTGTAAAAACACCAAAATATTTATAATCATTTTCACATTCATAGAATTAATCTTGTTATTAATTACAAAAAAACTAACAAACAAAATTACAAAATAAACCGATGAAAATAGATTTCCATATAAGAACTTACAAACAAATATAAGTATTTTCTCAAAAATAGAGGTATATTCACACGTTTCGTCTTTAAAAAGATTCTTTATATCATCTTTAATAAAATCGTCTATTTTCTTTATATTACCAAATATATCACCTCCGTACATAGAAATTCCGAAGAACGATAATATGAAAAAATAAAGAAACACAATCATTACACTTAAATGGATTGATAAATATGCAATCATTCCTTTCATCAAAATATACAAAATAATACAAATAATTATCATAATTGAAATAACAATAGTAAAAAGATTAAGTGGAATCATTTTTATAAATGAATTTGGCAAAGTTTCAATAAGAAATTCCTTTAAAAATATTCCAAAATGTATGGCAATTATAATTGAACAAATCAAAGAAATTACGTCAAACTTACCCTCGTACGAATTTGTAAATATAGAAACCGAATACAAAATCAAAAAATAACTAACAACTAATACTAAAAGTTTTACTAATATACGATAAGGAAATAGTTTCAATACTTTTGGTAAGAACACTGGTTCTAATGTAATTTTATCAAAATAATAGAGTGGTTTTATTGCATAAAAGAAGAAGAAATCAAATAGAGATTTAAAAACTCCTAGTTTATCAAAACTAATATTTGGTCGTAACTGATTTACTAATTCATTTTTATAGAAAGTCATATATAGCCAATTATAACATACGAACATAGCAATAGGAAATGCAACAAAAGAATAAATTAGAGATTTCAATACATTTACATCTTCATAAGTATTTGGGTTATTTTGGTCTTCTTTTATAATATTGTTCATTATCATTACAAATTGCAATAAAATACTATGTAAAATATTATCTAACCGATTTGGAACGGCTGTAATAAGATATAATATTTTTTCGGAAATACTTGATAAATTTTCCCTTATTTTGGAAGATAGTTGGTCTATTTGGTCTTTGAAGTTATTTATTTGGGCATCAAATTTGTCTTCAAAATTTTCTGTTACAGCTTTACCAGGGCCTTTATCAGTAGAACTGATTGGATTGATGGCTGTGGCGGTGGATTTTTTCACAGTATCCTTTTTTCTACCAGAAAATTCTTCTATTTTTGGTTTTTTGTCTTCTTTTTCTTCTGTCTTTGATAAATGATTTGTTTCGTAAATATTGTTTAATTCCTGTATGTTTTTATAATTTTCTTTATATTTTTTCCTTTTAAGAATTTTATTCATTTTTTTTTCCATACTGTTTACGTCGTCTTCTTTTTTACTAAACATAGATATAAAATTTGTATTTATGTTTGTATTCATATCTTGTATTTTGTAATAAGTAATATGTATAACATACTTGTAGAAATATTACATAGAGAACCTACGTCCTATTGACGTGGAGAACCTACCTTGCATATAGCATACCTGCGTTTCCACCAATAAAAGACAATATATTATAACGTTCTTCAAACAGGGTCAAATTAAAATTATACTCTAATAATTGATAGTTCTGTTTTGAAATACCAAGAGGATTCCCACCTGCATCGCAAATAACTTGAAAATTGGATCTATTGAGGTCTACTGGCGGAACATAGGTGGTTATTTCTAATTGTATATTCTTAAATTTACTTAAATTGATTGCCCCGGAAGGCTGATATTCATAAGGACTCGTATTTAGACAAAAATTATAACAATACAATCCATCCTTAGCAGAACCTTGGGTTCTCACATATTTTTCAATATAATTATAAATCCCCCTTTCCAATATATTTTCTCTATAATCGCCGTCAAATAAAACCCCCATTGTTTGTAATATTTCCTTTTGGTTATCTGTATTAAAATCACCACTAATATATAATCCCGTATTTTTACCATCGGGATTCGCATATGGACCAAATGAGAATGATGGATCAAATCCATCAATAGGTGCAGAGAAAACATCAGCAGGTAATGTCTTATACGCCCAATTTGTATAATTACTCCATTCATTTCTCATGTTCACATCGTTTCTCTGTAAAAACCACATCCAACTGCTTATCATTCCTAATGATGTCAAATCTAATCTATTAGAACCACTAACATTTTGAAAATTATATTCAAATACATCTTTTACTAAATAAACTTGGTCTTCCATAGCAAATAACTGTGCCTCTTCTTTACTTAAGAAACAGTAAGTGGACAATAAATGAACGTCAGAGTTCCAAGTGGTAATTACATTTGTATAATTTGTGGTATCTATTTTGACAGAGGGGGGTGTCTGCAAATAACGATACATTTGAAACTGGGGTTGATTAAAATCAGGTTGTATATAAGGAAAATTATTTTGCACATCAAATACATCACGAACCTGAAATAATTCTTGAATAGGACGCAATGTCACATTTATATATAATTCATTATACTGTAAACTAATCAATGGAAATGCACACCTACTATCCAAACAAAACCAGGTATTAATTGGGATATATATATTTCTCCCTCTAATGGAGGGTTCTGCACCATTAGGATTATGTGTATAATATGCAGCCGGATATGCATTCAAACGAGACCCACTATTCGCAGGATCATTCAATTCAGCAACATTCCCCGACATACGATAAAACAGTTCCTTTTTCTCCGCAGAAAAATCGCGTTCTACCATAGCCTTGATGTAATTTCCCGAATATTTTTGTATTAATTGAGAACCACATGTAATGCTGATTTCTTTAATAATATTTGTACCAAGGTCTTCTATCCAACGAAAATCATATGAACTCCACATATTATTTGTTTGAGTACAGGGATGATAAATTGGGCTCCATATATCAGGTAAACTTATTACTAAATAAGTATCCATTAATAATTCAGCATAACGAGGCATTTTAAAAGTAAAAGTAGAGGGTTCTGTTAATCTCAAATCTCTTAAACCGTCAAAATCTATCCTGAATTTCTGTAATCCGAAATTTGTATATTTTGAGTAAACAACTTTGAAAAATGTTTTGGTAGGATTTCCTGTTAGAATCACATTATTATTTCCTATTGAAATTATATTTAGTAGCCCCCCTGCCATAACTTTGTATCTATATAATAGTAGTATTATATATTTTTATGTTTCTGTTATCGTCAAAAATATATAATAGTAGTGTATATGTCAACCTTTAAGATTTTGATAATTATTATAAACATAATTCTATTTATCCTTGTATTTCTCAATCTTTATAAACAAATAAATTCATTCTCAAACAGAGAACCCTTCTTTGAGACTGTCGTAGAAGATGCAAAAATACAACAAGATGCAAAAATTCAAAGTTCTATTAATAACGTAAAAATTTCCGAAACAGACTATCCTACAGGGCTTACAAATATAGACGCGAATTTATACAAAACCCCCGTTACATCTTTTTGTGTAAAGGCTTCATATAATTCCGCTTATTCTGGTAGTTATGTTAGCGAACAAATGGTTCAGTATGTTCTTTCAAGAGGTTGCCGACTCCTTGATTTTGAAATTTATTATATGACTCCTACAAATACACCTTCAACCGATGACAGCTATGATGCCTATATCGGTTATTCAACCAGTAAAGATGCTGTAAACCCAGTTATAAGCAATACTATCAACGTTTCTTTATTCAAAATGATGAAAACAGTCTTTGTTAGTGCTTTTACTCAGCAAGTAGATAGCACGTTTCATACTACAAATACAAACGATCCTCTTTTCATTCAATTGAGAATCCGTGGTTCAAGAGAATCAAAGGCAAGGATTTATACATCTATAAAAAAAACTTTGGATTATTTAAAATATAATGGATATGATGGATACTTTTATGATGGTCCATATCTTCCATCTAATTCAATTCAATCTATTATTAAAAAGGTGATTTTTGTGTTTGAAGAAGACGCCGACGATAATAATACAACTTTAATGAAAAACACCATCGGTGGAAAATATATAAATATGATTACGAATAGTCCGTCATTAATTAAAAAATATTACACTGACGTGAACATACAGAAATATACGGCGACGCCACCTAAAAAAATAAACACAACAAATGTAGATGTTAAGGATTTAACCCTCGTTGTTCCAGATAAAAATACCAACAATATAGATGTATTTTCTAAGAATGGGTCTTTTATAAGAGACTATGGGTATCAAATCGTGGCATTTCAGTATTACAGTGTTGATAATGGGTTATTGAAACACGAGGAAATGTTCAAGCATTATAATGCGGGTATTGTTCCAATGGCATATTTGTTGAATTATTTGGATACTTATACCGGGGACGATATTAAAAGTGGTCTTGAATTTTAACCTCCAGAACGCCGTAGCAGTATATGTGTAAATGAAGTTATACAATGGTTTAGTGATTTGAAATGTCAATGAATCATTTTATTTGTTGTTATATAGTATATAAAATATATAACAATGGTAAAAAAAAGAAATACAAAAAAATACAAAAAAATAAAAACATAGCCTCTAAAACACCGGCGTCATTGAGGTTAAAAGGTGGAAACAATTTATCAGATGAAATGATAAAAATTTTTATTAGAAATTATACATATGAGGAAAAGGACCAAAAAATTAAGGAACTAATAGAAAGAGGCTTTGATATAAATAACCAAATTGTTTATAATTCTTCGCCTGGGGAAGAGTCGTTGAATACTTTATTTTTTGCTTGTCATTTATTTTGTATTCATAATAATCAAACCAATTATAATATTCAAGTATTATTAGAAAATGGTGCAGATATAAATTTTAGAAATAGTAACAATGACACACCTTTATTGTTTTGTTTACACCTTTTCTCATTTAAAACGCCCATTTTATAGGACATAAAAATAAGAAAAATGTAAAATCAATAGTAGGAATTTCACCTACGATGGTCTTATTTTTTCTGCAGGGAACCTACGGTTCCCCTGCCACCCCTCCCTTTTTATTGGGGGGGTGGTAGGGGGGCGGAGCCCCCTACAGTAAAAGACGATATTTGGAATGCTGGATTTCTTTCTTGGTTATAAATCCATTTTTTCGTTATGTTTCTTATATTCACAGCGGAATTCACATCTCGGGTTCTAAATACGACATTTTTGTTTTCGCAACTCACGCAATTAGAACACACTAAAAGACGGAATATTTCCTTTCCTGTTTTATCTTTGTAATGTTTTAGATTACTTAAACAGCCGCAACATTTCTTACTTGTATTACATTCGTTTATTGTTATTGTATCATACTTCTTATGGATTAATTTTCGTAATCCTTTATTCATCGTAGGCATAAAGTGTTTCATTTGTGTATTCCTACTCCAATTACCATATCCTATTAGAATATTATCTCCAAATGTTTCTTTGATTTTATTTAGAAATGTGTCTATACTTTTCTTACCATAACTATATTGTCTAAATTTCATTTTTCTCCAAGTTTCTTTCTTATAAAAATCTAAAGTTTCTTTATTCAATTTATTCTTTTGAACTAAAAATGTTTTATACTTTTCAATATTTACGGATTTGCTATTTTGAACCGACAATTCGGTTTCTTTTTGTATGATTTTATGTTTTTTCTTTTCCACTAATAAAATTCTTTGATTTCTTTTTCCATAACTCTCAATTTTTCTTTGAGACGCTGTATATTTTAATTTCTTACCATTTTCATCTACCATATAAACAAGATTCGCTTTTCCCGGATCGCATCCTACTATATTTCTTGGTTTCAATTCTTCTAATTGTTCTTTGGATAAATCTTCTATGTTATAGAATTCTTGTTCTTGTAATACAGGAACTTTAGACCCCCACTTTTTATCTTTTAGGTCTTTACGAATAAATAATAAACAACAACTAATTCCGTCTGTTTGTATTTGGTAATGGAATTGGTAATTTTTATTTTTGAATATTTTATTTTTCGTATCCAATAAACCATTCCATATTTCTTGTTGGTTTTCTTTTATCGTTTTTAGAAGGTCTCCCTTTTTAATTTTGTTTCCTTCTTTATCTTTTTCTGGTGATAATAAAGAAATTATTGAAGCAGTATCCAATAATATATGTTTTGGGACAATATTATTACGAAGTGGTAAGGGTTGGAATAACTTATGTTCGTTTTCTTCTAATAAAGAATTCATATAAAACATACCTTTCAAATACTCAAATGGACGAACTTTACAATCATAATGAATATTTTTCTTACTATCAGATGGTAATATATGATGTAAATGAGTAGTTTTCCAATCAGGAAATAAAGCATTTTCTTCCAACATTAATAATTTATTTTTGAATTGAAATAATTCATTTTTGTCTTCTGTGATAATGGTTTTATTGATAAAGCGAAGAAAATGTTGTATAAAATGTTCTTGAATATTATTAGTATAACAGGTAATTATTTGTGTAGCGACATAAGGAAGTAAAAAAGTAGTATTTTTTAGGTTTGTTTTTTCGTGGTTTAATAGTGGTTGGTATTCATTTTTATAAAAAGTTTCTAATTGTTCTACTAATTCTGCATTAGCACTTTGTTTTCCTCTATTATCACGAACTCCTAAAGTTTTGATACAATATAAAATAAAGGTCTCGTCAATAGTAGGAAACTCTTGTTTGTTGTTGTAAAGGTGTAATAAATACAAACGAATAAACTGGTAGGAATGAATAACTAAATCGTTAATATCAAATACCAAGTGATTAATAATAGGTTGTAGTTCCTTGTGATTTAGTAGAATAGTTTTGAGTGGAATTTTGAATGTTTTATAGGCTGATTTATCATTATTTCTAAATTCATTGAAGTCGTCCTTCTTTTTCTTTTTAACCATTATATAATATTCCTAAAGATATTTCTTTATATAGATTTAACGCAATATATATATAATTAAATATTATCTTCTTTAGTTTTATTATTTTTTTCTTTTTTATTTAAGTATGCCCGTCTTGCGTATTCTTTTTTCTTTTCGGGAGAAAGATTAGCATAGTAATTATTTTTTTCTTTATATTCTTTATTTTTTTGTAAAATTTCCTCTTTGTGATTTTCATAAAAAGTTTTGCTTCTTTTAGGAGCAGTATAATTTTTTAATTTCTCTTTAAGAAGTTTATTTTCCTCTTCTAATTTTTTAACCAAATCTTCCATTATGCTATAAATAATTATAAAAATATCTTTATATTTTTTTACAAAAAAATATAAAAAATCGGCGTTTGAAATGTAAAAATGTGTATTTAGGTTTGTTTATTATGATTGATAAGAAACGTCCATTATTTTCGCCACTACACATATCGTTGGGTCATTCAATTCAAAACGGACACCTATGACTTCCACTACGATTTTCGTATTTTCCTTGATTTCTTGGAAGGTCCGGTCTTTAATATAATAATCACGGGGAACGAAAATATCCAAGGGAACGATACTATTACCTGTATCCGTCCCTATATCCTCTCTCACTTCGGCACGAATGCCCGCAATCGTAATAGATTTCGTATAACATTCCACTAACATACCCTGCATAGGGAAACATACCATACATTCAAAGTTCGTTTCAAATTCTATATGGTCGTTCCCTACTACACCCGAAGAATAGGAGATGATTTTCACCGAATTGGGACGGATAAACCCCTGTTCTATGCAACGGCCCTCCGTCATTTGGGCTATCTTATTCTCTAAATTACGTTTGACGTTCTTCCCAACTTCGGTTATATCTAAACATACCTTCATAGAAAGGAGAGAACGGGTATAGACGCCGTAAATCTTCTTTTCTTTGTTTTGGTTATTGGTTGGGTTCATAGTATATAGTATATAGGAAGGTCTTATATATTATAGTGGGTTTGTTTATATGGATTTCAATTTTCTTATTTCATTATCAGTAGATATAACAATAGAAATATTCTATGTATCTCCTTATCCTCTATACCGCTGTAATTATAATTACGTTTTATATAGGAAGTAAGAGGGGGTAATATCTTCTTTTGTATCCGTTTATAGAGAACCTTCTTATACTCCATTTTATCCAAATAGTCTTCAGTAATTTCACCCGTATATTGTAATATATATGTTGTGGTTTCATCTATACGTTTCATACTCTCTAAATAGGGGGCGTATATCTTATGGAAATGGGGGTCATTATGGTAATATAAATACATATTGTGTGTATGGAGTTTTTCGTTGATTGGAGGAGGTGGAGGTGGTGGTGGAGGGTTGTCCTTATCGATTTCAGGTTCATTTTCGGTAATTACGACGTCCATTTTTAGTTATATTATTTCGGTATTTTTTGGTGGAAGAGAATATACCTTTCTTTTTATAGGTTCTCCTATTTCTATATTTTTTATGTATTGATATACGGGATATGTTACCACCTTTTACTTCATACTTTTTTAATTTACTTTCTATATCGTCCATTTCTTTTTGAATATCATCTATAATATTTTGATATACGGAACTATTGTATCCTTTATAAATTTCAATACTTTCTTCTAAATTTGCCTTTCGGGTTTTCAACGAATTTATATAATGAATTTCTTTTTCTTTATCATATTCATCTTTTTTTTTTGTTTTTGGTGTATGGATAATAGTATTTCCGTCATCCAAAAAATTACCATTTTCATAATTTTGTTTTAAATATTCTTTCTCATTTTTAATTCTTTTATCTAAAAAAATTATTTTATCATCAATCTCTTTTTGTTTATACCACTGAAGAATTAAAACGGGACAAGCTACGCTTGTCTTATTTTTATTCTTCAGTTGAATTGCCCCTTAAGGATTGAATTCTGGACGCCTTCGGCGTC